GTATGTGAGGGCCTGACGCAGACGCAAGTAGAAAAATTTAAATCACTCGCAGAGGGTGTTGACTTTACTACTGAAGAAGAATTCGGAAGCAAAATGGACACATTGGTTGAATCATATTTTCAATCGACCGTTAAATCCGCAGACAAATCTGTATTGAACGAAGAAGTGCTTGTGGAAGACGAAGCCAAGCCAGCGCGAAATGTTGATCCAACAATAGCGCAATATGCACAAACTATCTCAAAAACATTGGCTAAATAAATAAAGTTTACCAATAATAGAAACTCACAAGGAGAATACTAATGTTTCTAACAGAAGAACTACAAAAAAAATGGCAACCAGTTCTGGAGCACCCAGAATTAGAAGCGATTAGAGATCCATACAAAAAGGCTGTTACAGCTTTAGTGTTGGAAAACCAACAACAAGCTATGTCACAAGACGCACAGGCACTGAATGAGACTACTTATTCAGCAACACCTGGTAATGCAACTGGTGCTAGCATTCAGAACTACGATCCAATCTTAATCAGTTTGGTTCGCCGTGCTTTACCTAACCTAATTGCATATGATGTTGCTGGCGTTCAGCCAATGACAGGACCTACTGGTCTGATCTTTGCAATGCGCGCTAAGTACAATACACAAGGTGGTACAGAAGCTTTCTTCAACGAAGCAAATACACTGTTCACTGGTGCTGGTTCGTCTGCTAACCCATACGGTTTCCGCGGCAATAACGCAACCGACATTGTTACAAACACTGGTGCAGACTTGGTTGCTAACAGTTTCACAACTGGTATCGGCATGCCAACAAGCCGTGCTGAAGGTCTTGGTGCTGATGACTCTACAGGTATGTTCAATCAAATGGCTTTCTCTATCGAGAAAGTTACTGTGACTGCTCAATCCCGTGCGTTGAAAGCTGAATACTCTCTAGAACTTGCACAAGACTTGAAAGCTGTTCACGGTCTTGATGCTGAAACAGAATTGTCAAACATTCTGTCTACAGAGATTCTTGCTGAAATCAACCGTGAAGTTATCCGTACAATCTATACTTGTGCCGTTGCCGGTGCTCAGTATGGTACGACAACTGCTGGTTCATTCGACTTAGACACTGACTCTAACGGTCGTTGGTCTGTTGAACGTTTCAAAGGTCTGATTTTCCAAATCGAACGCGATGCAAACGTTATTGCTAAGCAAACTCGTCGTGGTAAAGGCAACGTGATGATCGTATCATCCGATGTTGCTTCCGCTATGGCAATGGCTGGTGTTCTTTCTTATACACCTGCACTGTCTGCTGACTTGCAAGTTGATGACACTGGTAACACCTTTGCTGGTTTGTTACACGGTCGTATCAAAGTGTACATTGACCCATATTTTGGTGGATATACTTCCAACCAAGAATTGGTTACAATTGGTTACAAAGGTACTTCACCTTATGATGCTGGTATTTTCTACTGCCCATATGTTCCATTACAAATGGTTCGTGCAGTTGACCAATACACATTCCAACCTAAAATTGGTTTCAAGACTCGTTACGGCATGGTTGCAAACCCATTCGCAACAGGTGCTTCAGCAAGTAACGGTGCATTGAATGCTCGTAGCAATGTGTACTATCGTATTTTCCAAGTCAAAAACTTGATGTAATCTACGAAAACAGAGTCACCGTAAAGAGTGACAAGTTTAGAAGGACCTTTCGGGGTCCTTTTTTTTGGCTCCTAAATAATACATAAGGAGAAATCATGACTGTAATTACTAGAAGTCCAGAGAATACCAACTTACTTCAACCCACAAAATTTTTACTGACATTCAGCAGAATTGCTACAACACAGTATTTTTGTCAAACAGTAAATTTGCCTGGCGTTTCTTTGGGAGAAGTTGTTAGAGTGACTCCATTCTTAGACATGTATTCTCCTGGTACAAAATTAACCTATGAACCATTAGAGATGGAATTCATGGTTGATGAAGAACTGTTATCATGGAAGAATCTATATGATTGGTTTACTTCTATGGCCGACCCGGACGGTTTTGAGAAGAGAGATGTTAGTAGAGAACTGCAAAGCATCAAATACTTCTCTGACGCCACCCTGACAGTGCTGAGTGCATTGAATAATCCAATATTGAGAATTCAATATACTAATGTTTTTCCATTGAGTATCAGTGATATAGGGTTTGACACCACAAGGTCCGCAGACACCATAATAACCGCTAAAGCAACATTTAGGTATCAATCATACAAATACTTGACAGCTTGACAGTATTATGATATAATGTTTTGAATGAATAGGAATGATGTAAGTCATTGATCTTAAACAATATTTTGTTATTTTTGAATATATGGAAACACTTGAACAAGTACTAAAAATGTGGGAATCGGATACGGTCATAGACCAAACCGAACCTAGTAAAGAATTATTAAAGATACCTGTATACCACAGTAAGTATCTTAGTATTCTAACCAAACACCGAATTGCGTCCAAAAGAGCACACTTTGATTATCTGCGTATGCGTAAGATCAAATGGGAATACTTTACTGGTAAATTATCGCAAGAAGAACTTGGTGAATATGGATGGGAACCATTTCAGTTTGCACTGAAATCCGATATCAACACATATCTGGAATCCGACAAAGACCTTATTAAGTTATTGGAAAAGAAGATTTACCATGAAGAGGTAGTATCAATTCTGGAATCTATTATGTCTGAATTGAAATCTAGAACATTTCAGTTGCGTGACTTCATTAGTTGGGAGAAATTCGTTGGCGGACAATGACCAATTAATAGTCACAAAAAAGGATGAAGTCTTTGCAAAGATAACATGTGAGAAACATGTTGCAAGGGAATTATCGGAGTACTTTACCTTTTTTGTACCAGGACACCAATTTGTTCCTGCATTTAGAAACAGAATCTGGGACGGTAAGATTAGATTATTCAATCTGACAACCAGTCAACTGTATCTTGGCCTACTTCCGCATCTCAAAGAATTTTGTGATGAACGAGAATACAAATTTGTATATGATGGGCACGAAGATGAATACTCTGTTTATCATGCTAAAAAGTACTTTGAAACTTTAAACCTACATTCTCAAGGTAAAGCAATTGATGTGCGAGAACACCAACAAACAGCTTTCATTGAATCTATGCAAAAGCGTAGAGCTTTGTTACTCTCACCAACCGCCTCAGGTAAATCACTAATCATCTATTTGTTGTTTAGACAACTCTTAGACTATCAAAATTTAAAAGGTTTGATTATTGTTCCAACAACATCTTTGGTAGAACAATTGTACTCAGACTTTGCAGACTACTCATCACATAACAATTTTGTGGTTGAAGACACTGTACACCGTGTTTATCAAGGTAAAGATAAAGCCACGGACAAAAAACTAACTATCAGTACATGGCAGTCATTGTATAAAATGCCTCCAGAATTCTTTCATCAATACGATTATGTGATTGGTGATGAAGCCCATTTGTTTAAGGCACAATCTTTAACATCTATCTTAACATCTTGCATCAATGCAAAATATAGAATTGGTTTAACTGGTACATTAGATGGCACAGCAACACACAAACTTGTTTTGGAAGGATTGTTTGGGCAAGTTAAGAAAGTTATTTCAACCAAAGAATTAATTGACAATAAACAACTCTCCGACTTCAACATTAAATGTCTGGTGTTAAAACATCCAGTTGAGTTATGTACACAATTAAAAGACTGTACTTACCAAGAAGAGATTCAGTTTTTAATTAGTAACACTGATAGAAATAGATTCATTCGTAATCTTGTTATTTCATTGAACACAAACACTTTGGTTCTCTATCAGATGGTAGAGAAACACGGCCAAATATTGTTTGACATTATCAAAGAAAAATCAACAGATAGAAAAGTATTCTTTGTGCATGGTGGTGTTGATACTGATGAACGCGAATCTATTCGTAAGATAATGGAAACAGAAAGCAATGCTATTGTGGTTGCAAGCTTTGGTACCTTCAGTACTGGTATTAACATTAGAAACTTACACAACATCGTCTTTGCAAGTCCTAGTAAATCTAGAGTTAGAAACTTACAAAGTATTGGCCGAGGTTTGCGACAGAGTGAAGGCAAAGAAATGGCTACACTCTTTGATATTGCAGACGATCTTAGAATAAAAAAACACACAAACTTCACACTACAACATTTCGTGGAAAGAATTAAGATATATAATGAAGAGAAGTTTACTTTTAAAATCTACAATATAGGACTCAAAAATGGCAGCTAAAATAGTAAGATTTAATGATGGATTAGATGTGATCTGTGAATTCACAACAGTTTCCAAAAACCTTTCGGTACTTGAAAACCCTATGGTATTTGAGATCCGTGGAGTAAACTTGCAATTGCAACCGTGGTTACCGGTTGCCGTCATACAACAAGATTTTGTCGAGGTAAGTAACGACAGCGTGCTTTGCACGATGGATCCAACTGAGGATTTTGAAGAGTACTATAAGAGTACAGTTCTAAAATTACAGGAAGAAATGAAGAAGGGAGAAGAAGTACTTCTTACGGAGGAAGTCTTAACAGCTTTTGAAGAGAAAGCTTTTAATAAATCCTTAATGCATTAATATTTAATAAACATCATAGGGGGACACCGAGGACTATAACACTAGTCAAGCCCCTTGTCAACAACTTTTTATGGTACACTTGAATGACTAAACAAAAACATTACATTAATAACCTAGATTTCCTAAAAGCTCTAGAAGATTATAAGGCCGCCTGCGTTGAGGCCGCCAAACAAAACCAACCTAAACCGATTATACCAAATTATATCGGTGAATGTTTTATGAAAATTGCCGAAGGATTGTCTCACAAACCAAACTTCATCAATTACACTTACCGAGATGAAATGGTATCCGATGGTATTGAAAACTGTTTGATGTATTTCGAAAACTTTGATCCGGCAAAATCAAAGAATCCATTCGCATACTTTACACAAGTCATCTATTTCGCATTCTTACGAAGAATCCAAAAAGAAAAGAAACAACTGTATGTCAAGTATAAAGCAACAGAGTTGTATGGCATATTGGATGAGTTTGAGATGTTGGAGTCTGAAGATGGTTCAACCAAACAGTTCGATCTATATGACAACATTGCCGAATTTATTGAAACCTATGAGATAACAAAGAAGGCAAAGAAAGCCGAAAAAGATGCGGCAAAGAAACCAAAAGGGCTTGAAAAATTTATTGAGGAGTGATATAATGAGAAAAATTGGATTTAATTGTAGTACACTCGATTTGTTCCATGCTGGTCATGTTACGATGTTGAAAATTGAAAAACAACACTGTGACCATCTAATCGTGGCACTACAATCCGACCCAACAATTGATAGGCCAGAGACCAAAAATAAACCAGTACAATCTTTGTACGAAAGGTTTGTTCAGATTTCAGCTTGTCGTTATGTTGACGAGGTTTTGGTATATGAAACCGAAGAAGATTTGGAAAACATTTTTAAAACGCAAACTATACACATCAGATTTTTAGGTGATGAGTACAAGTCTAAACCATTTACCGGCAAACAATATTGCCTAGACAATGGCATTGAGTTGTTCTTCCATGATAGACAACATCCGTATAGTAGTTCTCGATTGAGACAACGTGTATATGAAGCTGAGAAAAAGAGATTAGATATTAAATGAAAATTGCAATTATTACCGATCAACATTTTGGTGCAAGAAATGATTCGATTCATTTTTTGGATTTCTATGAAAAGTTTTATAAAGAAACATTCTTTCCAACCTTGTTGAAAGAAGGTATTAAAACTGTATTGATTCTGGGTGACACCTTTGATCGCAGAAAATATGTAAATTTCTTTTCATTGAAACGTGCCAAACAAATGTTCTTTGATCCTTTGTATGAGATGGGTATTGAAGTTTATATGTTGGCAGGAAACCACGATACATATTTTAAGAATACCAATGATGTTAATTCAGCCGACTTGTTGCTCGGAGAATATGACAATATCAATGTGATTGATTCACCACAAACAATTCATTTAGACTATGCAAACACAACATCAGATGTTTGTATGATGCCATGGATATGCACTGAGAACTATGAGAACTCTATGCAAGAGTTGAAGAACACCTCAGCAACCATTTGTATGGGTCATTTTGAGATTGCCGGATTTGCAATGCACCGTGGCATGCCTTCTGAAGGTGGACTTGATCGTAAAATTTTTGATAAATTTGAACTTACATTCAGCGGACACTATCACCATAAATCTTCTTCTGGTGATATACATTACTTGGGTAACCCGTATGAACTTACTTGGCAAGATCACAATGATGACAGAGGTTTTCATCTGTTTGATTTGGATACAAAAACACTTGAGTTTATTAAAAATCCAAATAATATGTTCCATAAAATTGTTTATGATGATGTGTCAGAATCCATTTCAGACATTGACAAGAAAGACTTGGCAATATACAACAACTCATATGTCAAAGTGGTAGTGGTTAATAAAACAAACCCATATCTGTTTGACAAATTTATGAATAACTTGTATAATGTCAATCCAATAGATATTACTATTGTTGAAGACTTTTCGGAATTACTTGATGATGTGGAAGATACAGTCGATCAAGCCGAAGACACAATAACAATATTGAACAAATATGTTGATGGTATTACCGAACAGAGTATCGATAACAACGAATTGAAAAAATTATTGAAAGAACTCTACGTAGAGGCACTGAACACAGAACAAGCATGATATTATTTCAGAAAATAAAATGGAAAAACTTTCTTTCCACGGGAGCTGCGTTTACCGAAATTGATTTTACCAAGTCTACCAACACATTGATTGTTGGGCACAATGGTGCAGGAAAGTCCACCATTTTGGATGCATTGTGTTTTGGTCTATTTGGTAAACCCTTTCGTAAAATAAACAAACCACAACTATTGAATTCTGTAAATGCCAGAGATGCAATTGTACAAATTGAATTCAATATCGGTCAGAAGAAGTACAAGGTCATACGTGGTATCAAACCTAACTTGTTTGAGATTTATGTCAATGATGTTCTATTAAATCAAGACGCAGCATCACGGGACTACCAAGAGGTTTTAGAGAATCAAATACTTAAACTCAACTACAAGTCATTCACACAGGTTGTGATACTTGGTTCAGCCTCATTTGTTCCTTTCATGCAACTGTCGGCATCTGATCGTAGAGCAATCATTGAAGACTTATTGGACATTCAAATATTCTCCTCTATGAATGTTGTTCTAAAAGATAAAATGTCCGTTATAAAAGATGGTTTGACAAAAATCAAGTACGACATAAAGTTGACAGAAGAGAAAATTAATATACAAAAAGAGACAATTGAAGATAATCGAAAACACAACAGTGACGAGATTCAGAAACGGCAAACGGAGATCGGCAAATCTAAAGAACAGGTAGATAACTTAAACAAACAAATCAAGTTAATATTGAAACATGTTGCAGTACTGACTTCAAAAGTCGGTGATAATAAGACTAAGTTGGAAAAGAAATCTAAAGGTTTGTTTCAGATACAAGGTAAGATTGAAACCAATATTAAAAAGAACCAAAAAGACATTGAGTTCTATGAGAACAACCACGATTGTCCCACATGTAAACAGGCCATCACAACTGAATGGAAACAATCTCAATTAACCGAGAAACTTAATAAAATAGAGACACAGAAAAAAGGTTTTGTGGAAATCGAATCTGAACTGAAAAGTGTTAATGATGAGATGAAAGTTATTTCTGGTATACTCACACACATAAGTGAACACAACACCGAGGTTGCGAAACACAATTCAACCGTTTCTGCAATCAATGGTTATGTCGCCAAGTTGATTACCGAAATTGAAGAGTTGTCCGTTAAGGTTGATGTGTCTGAAGATGGCAATGAAAAATTAACGAACCTGAAAACAGAGTTGGCCAAACACACAGAAGAATATGAGAGTTTGATTCAATCAAAACACTACAATGAATTTGCAGCAACTTTGTTGAAAGATGGTGGCATCAAAACCAAAATCATCAAACAATATTTGCCAGTGATGAACAAGTTAATTAACAAGTATCTCTCTGCAATGGACTTTTTTGTTAACTTCAACATCAATGAAAATTTTGAAGAAACAATTAAGAGTAGACATAGAGATGAATTTTCTTATGCCAATTTCTCAGAGGGTGAGAAGATGCGTATTGACTTGGCTCTACTGTTTACATGGCGACAAATTGCCAAGATGAAAAACTCAACGAATACAAATTTGTTAATACTTGATGAAGTATTTGATTCCAGCCTCGATATGGTCGGCACTGAAGAATTCCTAAAGTTGATACAAGAAATGGGTACAGACACAAATGTGTTTGTTATCTCACACAAGGGTGACCAACTGTTTGACAAGTTCAGGTCAGTTATCCGTTTTCAAAAGAAAAACAATTTTTCAAGGATCGTAAAACAATGAACACTACCGATGATATAATTTTATATGATACCGCTGCGGTATCAAAAGTTGAACCTTCTGAACCATCAATAAAAACTTATGAGTTGGTGCCAGTACAATCATCTTCATTGTATAAGGTTATGCCAGAATTTGATTTCGCATCACCGCCAATTAATCCAATTGAATTGGCATCCTCTCTAGTAGAAACTTGCCGTAAATATAATGGACTCGGTTTGTCTTCCAATCAATGTGGGCTTTTGCACCGTGTATTTGTGATGGGTACTGGTGATGAATATGTGGCATATTTTAATCCTAAATTAATTTCCACAGAAGATGAAGTACACATGGAAGAAGGTTGTCTGTCGGTACCATATCTAATGTTAAACATCACTCGACCAAAAAAGATAACGGTAGAATACCAAGACTACAATGGCACAAATCGCAAGGCAACTTTTGAAGGTATGACTGCAAGATGTTTCTTACATGAGCTTGACCACATGAACGGAATAATGTATACTGATAAAGTGAAACCTCTTGCATTACAGTTTGGCATTAAAAAGATGCAAAAGATGTACCAAAAGATTTCTAAACAAATGCGAATGATTAAACAGATGAAAACTAAAAAATAATGGCCACACCTATAGATTATGTTGATGCTCAGTGGGACAAATGGCAAACACTTAATGATCCTACACGATTCGATCATATAGACACCGAGCAACTGAAAGAAACTTTGGTGAAAGACCTCACATATGCATCCAAGATGGATGTGCGTGAGTATACCTTGTATCAGAAGTGGTTAGAAGTACATGAGAAATATCCCACCAGGACAATCACCACTTTGTTTGGTGATGATGTTCAATTGGTAGATGTTACACAAAAGAACCTTGTTGATAAGGTTAAAAAGAATTTCTGGATGCCAGAAGGTCCAGATGATTATGAAAAGTTAAAACCTAAATTGGTTCTCTCAAACGGACCTTTGGCCGAGACTTGGAATACAGTAAGAACATTTTCATCCACAATGAAGAATAATTCAAATATTGGTCGTAATCTATTCTACACCGTGGTCGATGAGAATAGTGATAAGTATCTTGGAGTTATCTGTATATCATCCGACTTCTTGGATTTAACTCCAAGAGATACTGCAATTGGATGGCCAAGAGATGTTAAGACACAACAAGGTATGATTAATCATACTGCAATTGGATCCACAATCGTTCCATTACAACCATTAGGTTTTAATTACATGGGCGGTAAATTGTTGGCACTACTATGTCTTGCTGATACTGTTCAGAAAGATTGGAAAAGACAATACGATGATGTTCTCGTTGGAGTTACTACCACATCTCTTTATGGTAACACCAAAGCAAACGGTCTTTCTCAGTATGATGGACTTGAACATTGGAACAAGATGGGATTTTCTAGTGGTTCGGTTGCATTCGAACCTTCCAGAAAAACCAGAGCATTGATTTATGATTGGGTTAAAGAGAACTATCCACGAAAATATTTCGAATGGTGGGAAGCCAAGAATCCAAAAGGTCTGCCGCTTAAACGCGACCACAAAAACCGTACATTAAATTTTGCATATGGTAAGTTAAGTATTCCAAAAGAACTTATCCGCACCGAACATCAGAGGGGCATATACTTCTCTCCTCTGTATAACAACACCAATGAGTATCTAAGGAAAGAAATTGGTGATGTTGATCTGGTAAAATCATTTGATACCAGTGAAGAAACTTTGGCAAACATTTGGAAACAAAAATATGCCAAAGGTCGTATATCAATGTTGAAGAAAAAGAACACTGTCTCCTATGAGAACTTGTTTTATGATGACTTGATTTACCTTTCTTGGGAAGAAACCAAGAACAAATATCTACCACAAGTTGGCAGATAAAAACATATACCACAAAATGTGTTGACAAATGCACTACATAATGTTATGATGTGACTACTTGCTGATTGCAAGGTTTTTTTAAATTTATTATTAGGAGTTCAATATGAACAACAAACTATCCGCTAAGGCGAAAATTCTCAACTTTCTGACCAAAACTACTGGTTATAACACACTGTCCGTTGCACAAGCTCGTGCTCGTTTTGGTATCCAAAATGTTGCGGCTCGTATTGACGAACTTCGTAAAGAAGGAAATGTCATTTACACAAACACCAAGACTCGCGCTGATGGCAGCAAAGTCTCTGTGTATCGCGTAGGTACACCAACCAAAGCTATGGTTCGTGCAGCTATCAAATCTGGTTACAGCTTCACAGCTTAATTTTAGGTTATGCGGGGAGACCACATTAGTGGTTCTCCCTTTTTTTTATTTTTGGAGAGATAATGGAAATTTCAATTAAAAAAGAAGAGCTTCAAAAGAAAAGTATTTTTGTTGCAACACCAATGTATGGTGGTATGAATCATGGGCTTTATGCAAAAGCTTGTTTAGATTTACAAGCGCTGTGTATGCAGTATGGTGTGAAAGTGAAATTCTCATTTCTTTTCAATGAATCCTTAATTACTCGCGCTCGTAATTATTTGGTCGATGAGTTTTTGAATCGTTCCGATTGTACACACCTGTTGTTCATCGATTCGGATATTCACTTCAACCCGCAAGACATTATTGCACTTCTAGCCTTAGACAAAGATGTTGTAGGCGGACCTTATCCTAAAAAGGCCATCAAATGGAAATCTGTGAAGAAAGCCATTGAAAAGAATCCTGACATTGATATAGAGTCATTGGAAAAAGTTACTGGTGACTATGTGTTTAATCCAGTAAAAGGCACCGACAAGTTTAGTGTTTCTGATCCACTAGAAGTTTTGGAAATTGGAACCGGTTTGATGATGGTTAATCGTACTGTGTTTGCAAAATTTGCAGACGCTTATCCGCAACTGCGTTACAAACCAGACCATGTTGGCCAAGCACACTTTGATGGTTCGCGTTACATTCATGCATACTTTGATACTATTATTGATAGTGTAGACAGTGCAACTGGTGGTGGTTCAGACCGGTATCTTTCAGAAGATTACATGTTCTGCCAACTCTGGCGTAAACTTGGTGGTTCAATTTGGTTGTGTCCTTGGATGCGAGCTGACCATATTGGCACATATCACTTCAAAGGCGATATGCCGGCTGTTGCGAATTTTGTCGGAGAAATGTAATGATTGTTGGATTACTTGGATTTATAGGTTCAGGTAAAGGCACTGCTGGTGACATTCTTAAAGACCTTGGTTTCACTCCTGTGAGTTTTGCCAAAGGTGTTAAGGATGTCGCTGCTGAAATGTTTGGATGGCCAAGACACCTACTTGAGGGTGACACTGAGGCGTCCCGTATCTGGCGTGAACAACCGGATGTTTTTTGGTCCAAAGAGTTTGGTAAAGACTTTTCTCCAAGACTAGCATTGCAGTTAATGGGCACAGAAGTTGGTCGTGATATTTTTCACCAAAACTTTTGGGTCATAAAAATGAAAAAATATTTTCTTAGTAATCCAAATCAAAACTTTGTGATTACCGATGTTAGGTTCCAGAATGAAATTGATTTTGTACATAGCCATCACGGCATACTAATTGAAATTCAAAGAGGGATTAAACCACATTGGTATAGCATTGCAGCTTCTGCAAACCGAGGAGACTATAAAGCAATTCGGCACATGGAAGAAGCAGGAATACATCCTTCTGAGTGGAGTTGGATTGGCGGACAAATTGACCATGTGATTACAAATGATGGTTCGTTGGACGAATTGAAAAATAACATAATGAAATGCTTGACACGATCTTACGGATCAAGTACAATAAGTGAAATGACAGAAGGAGTATCGTAATGAAACTATCGAATGAGACCTTGACGGTCCTTAAAAACTTTGCCAATATCAATCCCGGTATTGAATTTAAATCAGGCAATAAACTGACAACCATTTCGGCAACGAAAACTGTTTTGGCCAAAGCGGGAATCAAAGATGACTTCCCACAAGATTTTTGTATCTATGACTTGAATCAGTTCCTATCCGTACAGTCTCTGTATAAAGATGGTGAAATTGAGTTTGATAATGAACATGTTATCTTTAAGTTGGGTCGAAAGAAACTTAATTATCGTAAGACAGCAAAAAGTATGATTGTAACACCACCTGATAAAGAGTTGAATCTTCCGTCAGTTGATGTTGAATTCACACTCAAAGAAGAAGAGTTGTCTTCTGTACTGAAGACTGCCAGTATTCTACAATCACCACACATCTCAATTCTTTCAGATGGTGAAAAGATTTATATCAATACCTGTGACGCAAAAGATAACTCTGCTCACATTGATTCTACACAAATTGCTGATGGCAATGGTAAGAAATTCAAGGCTTTGTTTTTGACTGAAAACTTTAAAATGATTTCAGGTACATATCAAGTGCAAATTTCATCTAAGGGACTATCTTACTTTAAGAACACTAAAGAAGACATGCAATATTGGATTGCTATCGAAGCTAAAGAATCTGACCTATCTTTTGGAGAATAATATGACAACAGTGAGTACACTATTTGGTTCTTTTGATAATGACACTTTGAAGAAACTCAAGGGTTATGTTGATGAGGCCGTTTTACACATGCGCCGGAATCAAGCCAATAATGAAGCAATCAAAGATATCATTGATGCTGCTAATGATGAGTTGAAGGTTCCAAAGAAGATTCTGAAACGCATGGCTAAGGTGCAATTCAAACAGAACTTCCAAACAGAAGTTGCTGAATACAAAGAGTTCGAAACTTTGTTTGAGAGTATGAACGGCATCAAGCCCTGACATACCTTATGTGCATTATAAGAGTGTTTAAGTCACTTAATGCACAATTTATTATATATTATGGAGAATTTGAATGTCAGAACACATCTTGTGGGTGGAGAAGTATCGTCCTAAAACCATTGAAGATTGTATTCTTCCCGATGGTATCAAGGCAACATTTCAGGAATATGTAAACCGCAAAGAGATTCCTAATCTGTTGTTGTCCGGTTCTGCCGGTGTTGGTAAGACAACAATTGCAAAAGCCCTCTGTGAAGAGGTTGGTTGTGATTATATTATGATTAACGGTTCAGATGAATCGGGTATCGATGTTCTACGGAACAAAATCAAAAACTATGCGTCCTCTATGTCCTTATCTGGCGGCCGCAAAGTTGTTATCATTGACGAAGCAGATTATCTAAATCCAAATTCAACTCAACCTGCGATGCGTGGTGCCATTGAGGAGTTTGCTTCCAACTGTTCATTCATCTTCACTTGCAATTTTAAGAACAGGATCATTGATCCCATTCATTCTCGTTGCACTGTTGTAGACTTTAAGATCAATGGTAGTAGAGCCAAGATGGCTGCACAATTCTTTAAGCGAGTTGAATGGATTCTGAAACAAGAAGGTGTGGATTATGACAAAGAGGTTGTGGCCGCTGTTATAACGAAACACTTTCCAGACAATCGCCGTATCTTAAATGAATTGCAACGGTATTCTGTGAGTGGAACAATTGACAAAGGCATCTTGGCTTCAGTTTCTGAAATTCAGATGACAGAATTGGTTAAGTCACTTAAAGGTAAAGATTTCGCATCTTGCCGTAAATGGGTTACCAATAACTTAGACAATGACACCACACGCATCTTTCGAAATGTTTATGATGCATTATATGAGCAACTGAAACCTAATTCCGTTCCACAACTGGTTCTGATTTTGGCAAAGTATCAATATCAAGCTGCTTTTGTGGCCGACCATGAAATCAACCTCATTGCATGTTTGACTGAAATTATGGTCGAATGTGAATTCAAATGAGTCCGTTTGACTATGCCGACTACATCCTCAGAAAAAAAGTACCTGAAGGTGAGTTGGATTTCAAAGATTATGCACCCTTCCTAATCAACAGGTCATTGTCCCACCACTTAGACTGTGTTCTCTATGTAAATGAGTTGAACATGTGGCCAAGTATTGACAAAGACATGCAATACCACTATCTTCTAAATAGTATCAGGCCTATGAAACGAAAGTTCGTTCCATGGCAAAAGGCCGATTCTGATAAGAATATTGAGTGTGTGAAAATCTATTATGGGTATTCTAACGCCAAAGCTAAAGAAGCTCTCCGTATTCTTACTGATGAACAAATCGCTGTTATAAAAACAAAAATAGATACAGGCGGAGTGAAGAATAATGATAGAAATTAAAGACTTGGTTGAGGTGACATTGGCAGAAAAGGATGATTTTCTTAAAGTTAGAGAAACATTAACCCGTATCGGCGTTGCATCAAAGAAAGATAAAACACTGTACCAATCTTGTCACATACTCCATAAGCGTGGACAATATTACATTGTACACTTCAAAGAGTTGTTTGCATTAGATGGTAAACCTACCGATATTAGTGAAAACGATTTGTCTCGTAGGAATGCCATTGTTAATCTATTGGAAGATTGGGGTCTATTAACCATTGTTGATAAGAAACAAACGGAGACACCAGAACCCATATTCTTATCACAGGTTAAAATCATTTCACACAAAGAGAAGTCGGAGTGGCAATTAACACCAAAATATAATATTGGTAAAAAACCACAAACTCCACAGTAAACTGTATAAATAAAAGTGTTCTTAGTCCCTCGGGATGGGAACTACCATGCCTCTGAAGGGTAGTAAAATAACCAGAGGCACCAATTTGCCCACCTTAGGGCCGTTTAGATGTTTCGGTAAAAAGCGTCCGTGTAATTACACCCTCAACACGAAAGTTTGAGCCAGTATAAGGTAAGCTGGAAATACCGTCATGCCTTCGGGGTGACAAATTTTAACTCGCTTAATAGGAGAAATTATGTTAAATAATATTAACACCGCCATCGACACGTTCCAAAGTGTCAAAAGTAAATTCGTTGAAACCTGCGTTGATAACGAAGAACTTAAAAAACCACTCAATGCGTTCATCACAGCACAGACCACTTTTGCAAAGACTGTAGCTAAATCTCACAATGACTTCTTCACTTCATTGGCTATGGCAGCATATGCCTTTGATGCGAAAAAAGCCTTTGCTAAGAAATAAGGAGAACACATATGACTACTTTTCCCTCTATAATGGATTTCCATAAATTCGATCCGTTCGCAGTAGGTTTTACTGATGTATTCAAAGACTTACAAGAAATGTCCAAGACTGTCCAAAAAGCAGTTTCTTATCCACCATATAATATCAGACAGATTAAAGAAAACAAATTTGTCATTGAGATGGCTGTGGCTGGTTTTGCAAAATCCGACATTGAAGTTACACTAGAAGGTAACAAACTGATTGTGAAAGGTCTCTCACAAGACACAGAAGCACCAGAATCCTTCATCTACAAGGGTATTGCTAACCGAAATTTCACCCGTGAATTCAAACTCAATGATAAAATTGAAATTGAAAATGCTGAAATGGCCAA